AAAAGAAGGTACTAAATACAATTGGTACCTTTTTTTATGACTATAGAAAACTTACGAGTAGACACAACAACACACAGTCGCGTTTTTAATCCGTTAAGCGCCGCTGGTCAGTGGCTTTGTTCTACGTTTAAGTTTAGATCTATAGGAGACATAAACATGTCGTATCCTGTGTTAGTTGAAATAACACAAGACCTCCCTGAACTAAAATCTATTACTATGGATAACGAATACGGCGATGCACTAGAATGGTGCAATTTGAATTCGTTTGTGCGTGTTATGACTATACAAGGTGTTTACGTTATTGTGAACACTTACGGTATGGCAGATAATAGTGTGGTAAAAAAGATAAAAAGTGCAAGTTGTTTGTACAAAGAACAAGATGCTAGTATAAATGTTATCTTTAATATTGACGGTATATACGAACAATGTGGCAAAGTATTCTTAGGTGCAGAATGGCATCGCATCAAGGAAAACATAATAACTGTAGGCGATAAAGCACACATAAAGTTTTATAAGTTTAAACATAATGCTCATCAGCAACCTGCTATAGAACACTTTTGTAGGGCTATAGGTGCAACATTTGAAGTATTAGAAGACCCATTGTTTGGCAACAAATGCTTCAGTGTAATATCCAAGCAAGGTAAATGGTTATACGATATACATCCTGTTAGTTCTAACCAACCAACACTAGCTCAGACAGCGGTAGGATGGAATGTGTTAAAAACAAAAGTTAGAAACATAAAAGGTACAGCAATTGACGAGTTAGATAATTTACCTGTACCAATTAATGCAACAAATTTAGACACAGATGATATTATTAATATTACTATCAAAGGACATGTAATTAAAGGTTCAGGAAGAGCTCAAATGTTTAGTTACGCATTGTGCGATGATTGGAACTATGAAGAAATAGATATTAGTAATGAGTATAATTTATCAGTTTTGAATGAACTAGCAAAGTTTGTGAGGACAGACTTATCTACTATAAATATTTACAGTAATAGTATTACTGATATATTAGAAGTTGTTTAACTTACTTCTACTGTAGAACCACTTTTTACAGTATGACCGCAGGTCGCAGTAGTCCCTTCTTTAGCAGGAATACCACCGTCAGCTAATACAGTACCAGCGCCAGCTGAAACTAACGTAGGAGCAATATGAGGTGCTTTACCGTGTGGGGCAACTTTGTCGCCTATTAGTGAAACTTTTTTATTATCGGCAAATACCGTTGATGCTCCAGGTCCCATTATAATACCCTTTGCTGTATCTGCTTTTACTCTTCCTATCTTAGCCATACTATTATTTATCAGTTAATAATTAGACTAGTAAGCAATAATAGTCCAGTAATACTACCTAAAAAGAAAAATGCTACAAGTAATGCAAACCAAATAATAGCAATTGGTTTTATTTCAAACTTACCTTCGCTTTTTTTGCCTACGCCTAGAACGGCTTTAATTGCATTTGTAATCAAAATATAAATTGATTAACTAACATAACTGCTAACATCATACCAAACACTACAACCTGTATGACTGCTGGAATAACCACAAACATTTTCATCACATCGAAGTCGCCTGTCATAAAAAAGTCACCACCATTCTGCCATTCTGCAACTTCTTCTGGTGTTGCATCTGTAGGTATTTGGTTGTTCAATGAAGGCAGTTCAGCCTGTGTTAATGAAGTTAATTCGTATACTGAAGGTTTAGGTCTACCCCATGAATCGTTATTTGACATCGCTAGTCTCCAAATGGTATGTAATGCTTGCATCACGCAATCCACGTAATATTCCTGCTACACTATCTGTGTTAGCTGCAAAGAGTAATAGCATATAGCACATTACATATTTCATTATAATGTTGGTGTTAATGCAAGTACTGACAAGAAAAATATACTTGACAAAGTGACTATCTCCAAGTCTTCTATTAATCTAGAAATGTTATTGCTATATCGTTTCTTCATGTTGTACTGCGGGGGTTAAAAGTTATGTATTAGACATAGTTATATCTAATTATAACGAGTATTTATACAACAATATAAATCAGCAGGGCATATACGGCTGTAATGCCCTATAATGCTATTCTTCTGTTATTTCTGCTTCTTCGATGTTAAGTGCTTCGTAGTCTGCCTTACTCTCATCACTTGCTTTACAGACGCTTAAAATAGCTGACAAGGGCATAGTAACCTCTTCGGTCGACCCTGTAAAGATGTAGGGAATTAGTGCTAGATCCGCACCATTGATAACTACTATTTTTGGTTCGCCAACTGTAAACAATCCTTCGTCTTTGTCAACGCCATACAGTTGTGCGAGTACTTCAATACCGCTAATTAATTTAAGGGTAACAACTTCCCCTGCTAGATCTTCTAAATTATACATGTGTGTCTCCTAAAGGGTCATTCCCTTAAATGTGTCGTTCGTTACGTCTTGTTTTGTGCCGCCACTAACGTAACTAGTTATCTCGGTTTCTTGTGGAGCAACTTGTACGTCACTGCCTCCAATCCACTTTTGTGTCCATGGTAACGGATTTGAACCTGCTGTGTAAACTTTCTCTAAGCCGATGTTAGTCATGCGTTTAGCTGCAATCCACTCTACATACTGCTCTAGTAACTGTGCATTCAAGCCAATAATACTACCGTCTTTAAACAAGTACTTTGCCCATGCTTTTTCTTGTTCTACTGCATCGATAAACATTTGCTTTGATTCTTCTGCAGTTTCTTCTTTAATTTTAGCAAAGTCTTCATCTTCTTTTGGTAATAATTTTAACATGTGCTGTGTACTTGCTAAGTGAACATTCTCATCTCTAGCAATTAACTTAATAATTTTTGCATTTCCTTCCATCTTTTTAACTTCAGCAAACGCCCAACTACATGCAAAAGATACATAAAAACGTACACCTTCCAAGATGTTTACGCTCATTATGCACTTCCATAATTTTTTCTTGTGCTCGTATAAACTATACTTTGCACTGCCTTTACGCATTAGATCGTTATACTCGTATAGGTCATTATAACATTGTGTGATACTATCGGCACAATCTGCAATCTCACTAATACTGCTCATCTCATCAAAAACCTTGCTCGGGTCAGGATATACATTTCTGATAATATGTGTGTAGCTTCTGCTGTGAATAGTTTCACTGAATGCCCAAGTCTCAATCCAGGTTTCTAATTCTGGTAGACTAACAATAGGCAAGAACACTAAGTTAGGTGAACGCCCTTGAACACTGTCCAAGAGTATTTGTCTTTTTAAGTTAGATGTAAAGATGTGTTGCTCATGTGGCTCGAGGTCTTTAAAGTCTTTAGCATCTTTTACGATGTCGACTTCTTCAGGTCTCCAGAAAAAGCCTAACTGCTTGTCAGTGAGCTTTTCAAATTGACGATACTTGATTGTATCATAACGTTGCATACACACGCCACCGTTAGGGTCTAGAAACATTTTTGCTTCCATGTGGTTATACGCTTTGTTTGTGTTTAGTACAGATTTCATATTTTGCAAGATTCGCAATCCTCATCATCTACTTCAGTAAGTTCTAATGCCTCGGTTGTGTCCAGTTCTCCTTGGCCATCGTTGGTGTTGTTGTAATACAATTGCTTTCCGCCGTATTTGTAAAACGTAATTATATCTTTGATTAGTACACTCATTGGTACCTTTTCATCTTCAAAGTGCTCTGGGTTATAACTTGTATTGACACTAATGCCTTGGTCGATGTACTTTTGTAGAACAGCCATTATCTTCAAATAGCCTTCTGGTGACTTCTGATTCCACAGTAAGTCATACTTATTTTTAAGTCTAGGGTAGCCTGGCACTACTTGTTTAAGTACACCATGCTTACTTTGTTTAACACTGATAAAACTGCGTGGTGGTTCAATACCGTTTGTGCTGTTACTAATCTGTGCTGATGTTTCTGCTGGCATAAGTGCCATTAGTGTTGAGTTACGAATACCTGTTGTTTTAAGTTGCTCACGCAATCCTTTCCAATCTTGTCTTTCTTTGTGCTTAACTAATTCATCTACATCTTTCTTATATGTTTGGTTAGGTGTAATTCCTTGTCCGTATTTCGTTTCTACTGTGCCAGGGCATTCGCCTTTTTCAACTGCTAAGTCTGCACTTGCTTTAATTAAGAAATAACTCCATGCTTCAGCCCATTCATCAACTAACTCTAAGTTAGGATTTTGATATGTTGAGTCATTCTTTGCTAACCAATATGCAAAGTTAATAATACCAATACCTAACGGTCTACGTTTCATTGTGCTTAACTGTGCCGCTAGTACTGGGTAACTTTGGTAGTCTAAGAGTGCGTCTAAGCCCCTTACAGCAAGATTACATACTCGCTCCATCTGTTTGAAGTCTTTAATAATACCCCAGTTAATTGCACTTAA